TTATTAGTTATTACTGATCCAGTGGTTGCGCTTAAATTGCCAGTAGTAGTTAAGTTAAATGTCTCTAAGTTGACGTCGCCATTAATTGGTAAATCATTAATAAATGGATCAGGGATCTCAGTTAAAGACACAATCGGGTTTCCGTTAACTCCGTTGGCATTAGTTATACCGATGCCGTTGCCTGCAATCAATTCTCTGCCTACGTAGACTCCTGAACCAGTTCTTGTTACCAAGCCGTTTTGATTGAACGTAGCTAAAGCATCAAGCTCTGGACCTAAATCAACCTCAATCGAGCCTGTTGAAACAACTAGTGAGCCAGTTATAGGAAATGGCGACCCAGTAGAGTTTTGCACGTCAATCTCAGCACCTTCGTTGCCACAACTTTCCCAATCAGTTCCATTAAAATACTCTGGTTTTGCCATGTTTTATAAATCCGTATTAATTCTTACCATGCCAATTACTGGGTTTGTTGGTCGCTCCAAAGTCGTGCCAACTGGTATGGTTAATTGGCCATTAGATACAGATATATTGCCTGGGCATTCTATAGTGTTTGACAAAGATATAATTGCAGTTGATGGGCTTACATTGATTTGATTCAAAGTTCCTGTAAAGTCTATTACGCTATTATCAACGTAGTCTTTTGTTGCGGGGTTACTTCCAATAGTTGGTGTCGGTAAATTAATTATCGAATTATTTTGCAAGTCTAAGTCGTTTTGGACTAATATATTAGTAGCGTTAAAAGAAGCTAAATTATTAGTTATTACTGATCCAGTGGTTGCGCTTAAATTGCCAGTAGTAGTTAAGTTAAATGTCTCTAAGTTGACGTCGCCATTAATTGGTAAATCATTAATAAATGGATCGGTCGGAGGGGGAGCATTGCTAGCAAAAGTAATTTGTCCTTGTTGATTAACGGTAAAAAGATCGTAAGTACCAGCGACTACAGTAGTATCAGCTAAAGATACTGTGCCTGTGTCGGTAATAACGCCACCATTTAATCCAGTGCCCGCAGTAATAGATTTTACAGTACCGCCGCCAGCGGTAACCCAATTAGTTCCATTGTAATATTCTTGTATTGCCATTATGTTTTTTTTTGGTATTTAATATATTATAACACACCTTATTATAAGGTAGTGTTGAGCCTTACCATGCCAATTACTGGGTTTGTTGGTCGCTCCAAAGTCGTGCCAACTGGGATAGTCACCGAAGCCGTGCCGGTAAAGACAGGGTTTTCTTCAAAAGTAAGAGTAATAGGCGCGTTTAAAGGTCCAGCTCCTAAAACATCCCCAGTTAATGTAATTCCTGTGTTTAATAATTGATTTAAATAAGCTTCTGATTGGGCGGCTGAACCAGCGGAAGCAGTAGCGGATGTTGCGGAGTTAGTAGCATCTTGTTCAGCTTCTTCGGCCGATTCTTTCGCTTTATTGGCGGAGTTAGAAGCTGATGAAGCGTGACCGCTTGCAGTGGCGGATGAAATTGCAGCAGTTATTGCTGAAGCCGCTGCTCCGGCAGCGGCAGCTGTAGCTTCACCGGCAGCAGCTGTAGCTTCACCGGCAGCAGCTGTAGCTTCACCGGCAGCAGCTGTAGCTTCCAAAGCCGATGCCGCTGCTTCTTCCGCTGATGCGGTGGCTTCTTCCGCTGATACTTGAGCCTGATCCTTAAACTCTTCGCACTGAGCTTTAATTTCATTTAAAGTTTCAACGGTGGCGTAATCCTCGTCTGCTATAGCGAGTGCAAACGCCCCGCCTCCCACTATTTTTGCCATGCCGACACCAAGCTCCTCTATAATTTGAGCGTTCTCTAAATTTGCGTTAGGTTGTTTTAAAATATAGGTTGCATCATCAGGGGCTATATTAAGGTCTGCCTCAACAGGCCTGCCTTCGGCATCTCCTTTCCATATTTTGTCTTGAGCCAAGCCAGGTAAATTTTCAGTTTCTATCGTGGTATTAGCGACTGGTCTATTATTTGCATCCCCGATCCATAATTGATTGTTGGCTAGGTCGGGTAAGTTTTCAATGTTATTAATATCCGCCTCAACAGGCCTGCCTTCGGCATCTCCTTTCCATATTTTGTCTTGAGCCAAGCCAGGCAAGTTGACAAGACCTATTGTATCTTGTGCCTCTGGTGTGTTATTAACATCTCCAATTAATAATTGATTTTGATTTAATACTACGCTTTGTAACTTACCATCTCCGGCGGCACTTGTTTTTACCAAAGCTCCAGCTGTTAATGCGTCTAAAAATTGAGCTTTAGGGTAAGAAACTGTAAAGCCACTTTTCATAATAAAACCACCTAGCAAAAATTTCGCATTGAGAGCCGCAATGTCAGCTACAGCAAGTCCAAGACTGCTAGATGCTTCGGGTCGTCCAGCGACAGTACCTTCCCATATTTTGCCCACGAAACCACCTGCTGGAGTCGGAACGTCTGTAACTCCCAAGCCGGGCAAGTTGTCAACGGAGATTGTGGTATTAGCAATCGGTCTATTATTTGCATCCCCGATCCATAATTGATTGTTGGCTAGGTCGGGTAAGTTTTCAGTTTCGATTGTGGTATTAGCAATCGGTCTATTATTTGCATCCCCGATCCATAATTGATTGTTGGCTAGGTCGGGTAATTCTCCAGAAGGATTAAAATCAGTCTCGATTGGCCTGTTTTCTTCATCTCCTATCCATATTTTGTCTTTTGTTAAATTGGGCAAATTTTCTATAGGGACGAATTCTGCTGGTTGGGCTATTCCTTTTGTGTCACCAAGTAATATATGGTTTTCATCGCACAATATCCGCCCAGTTACAGGTGATATAAAATTATCTAAAATGTTTCCATTCATACATTATTACCATTTTTAATTCCATTTTATTGCATTTAACTTGTTTGTTAGAGCGGTATTGCTTGGAACTGGATTACTGTCAGGTGAAAGGTAATCCTTGGGTAATCGTGGGTTCTTAAGAGTCTTGGGGTCGTCTTTTACAATAGGAGGTCTGTTTTGCTGCGAAGGTTTATCTACAAAGGGCGGTCCTACCATAAGCCCAGTCCACACAAGATTATTCCCTCGCCATTCCATTTGCTTTATTAAATCTTTGTGATTAAAAGTAAAACCACTTCTATCGCAAACTCCAAGACCAGAGGGGTTTGTAGGAGTAATAGTCACATACTTGCTTTTCCAACGTTGTACCCAGCTCATGATGACCATCCAGTGTTTATGCTAATAACTGTATTTTCACTATCTGCTATAGTTGCTAAATTAAATGTATTTTGATACTCTTGATTTAACATTTCCGCTATTTGGTTATTAAATTTTAAAGCCAGTTTAAAACTAAGGCCCGCAACTAAAGCTGGGTAAAACCGAGCAGGTATTTCTAAAGAATTTGTGTACAACCCCACGTCTTGCATGGCTTTTTTGTAAGAATACTTAATAGCATTGTACATTTTGGTTGGAGCAGGCCATATCGACAAACTTGGGTTGATCGAACGATCAAAATAAAATACTGAAGGCCTTCCAGTAATGTTTTTTTGTGGAAACTGCAAATACTCATCTCTACTTACACCACTAATCGTAGTATCTAGCACGTTGTTATTAAAATATATTTCTTGAATATTTAAAATTGCTCCACCCATTTCCTTGATGCGATAGGCTTGAGCGAGGACTGGAGCAGTAATATCTATCCATACCAAGTTTCCTTTTATGTAATTTTGTTTAGAAACCACATGAAGAATTTTCCATTCGGCGTTGTCTAATGAGTATTCAATAGTTAATGAATATTCTCTGTCTACATCAGAAGAAACACCTACAAAAGTTATATTTTGCTCGGCACCTGCTCCGTAATCATAAGAAATATTTCCGTCAGAAGCTTCCTGAACACACGATGTGGCTGCGTTATCATCAAAGGCGTTGTTAGGATCACCGCCGCTACTTGAAGCTGCGGTTCCATCTAATTGCCTGGTAGAAGTTCTTAGATTTAATTCAGTGATGTCTAGTACATATTTCTCTAAAAAATACTTTATTTGAAATTCATTTAAAGATAAGAAATCGTTTTTTAATGTCCATAAATTAGTGGTTTTGTTCATCCATTCCAAAAGCAACAAATTAATACTTCTTCTAGCGGAATCTAATTTTTGTGGCGTGATAAATTCTGGCAACACTCCAACATGCTCGAAAGCGTCTCTAATTAAAGGTTCTACTTGTACTGATTGAAAATTATATAATCCTGAGCTTTTTGTCATTTTTAATTACCACACTGAAGAAATCTTAATGTAGTAGAGTTATTTATAGTGCCTTCGTCACCTGTAATATAAACAAGAAGAGCTTTAACAAGTATTGTTTGCGAAAATTGCCAAAACTTGTCATTTTTTGTATTTTCTAAAAACAAATCGCTAATGTCATTAACACCGTTAGCCCCATTCT